AGTCTCGCCGGCGGCCAGGCTGATCGCCTCGTTGATGTGCGATAACAGCAAGGTGCCCCCGGAATTGCCTTCCCGGGTATGCAAATCAACCAGGGCGGCCTGGATCGCGGCCTTCACTGCCGCCGTATTCGGCGTCAACTGGATGCTGTAGTTGACGGCATCGAGCGTGGGGGCCAGGACTGTGACGGCCGCCGTGACCGGCCGCACGCTATTGATGTAGGCCTGGACGGCGGCGATCGTCGCACCATCCGGCAGCGGACCGGTGGCGGCACCATCCATGGCGATGAATACGCCGACCGTGGCGGCGCCCAGCCAGGACGGGTAAACCCAGACCCGGGTCACGCCGGCGATCGACATGGCCCACTCAACGTAATCATTGGCCGAGCCGCCCTGGGGCGGGGTCTGGATGCGTTGCAGAAGACGGGTGCGCAAGGCCGCGTCGGTCTCGGCATCCACGCCGCCCAGCAGGCCGGGGGCCGGCACGGTGATGGCGGTGACGCCATCGATCGGGGTCACCAGGGTCAGGGCCGTACCGGCACTGGTATTGCCCAATGCGCCTGCGCTCAACGCCGTGGCCGATACGGTCGCCACGCCGGTGCTCAGGGTAAGGTCGGCATCAGTCGCATAATCCAACCCATCGGCACGCTGGACCACGGTCCCGCCCGGGATGAGGGTGCCCGTCGCCGCAGCAATCTGGATCGAGCCGGTGGCAAAGGCGGCGGCCAGCCTGGACAAGCCCCAGATGCTGGCCCAGCGCGCCAGGTTGTCCGAGACGGCGGTATCCGGAAACAGTTGATCGGCCAGCCAGTCCAGATAGCCATACAGCCCATCCAGTCCGCCCGCATTGACCCTGGCCAATATATTGAGATTAGACCGGCGCAGGCTGGCATCACCGCCCGGAACACGGCTGGTCAGATCCGCAATGGCGCGGTCGATCAGCTCTTGTCGGGTCGGGCGGTTCCAGGGCATTACATCGATCTCCAGAGATATTCATAGCGATAATTGGCGGCCGCGCCATTCGGCTGGCTGATCGCCACCGTCAGGCCCAGCACCCCGGTGCGGACAATGCTGGCCTGTATATCGACACTGGCCGCGATGCCATCCTCGATCATCCAGGCCAGGGCTTCCTGGGCGTATTCGCGGGCCTTATTGACCACGCTGTTGAGCTGCTTTTCCCGGCTCAGCAGCCACAGCCGCGAGCCAATCCGGTCGCCGTCGACGGCCGGGTAGGCATCGGCCCACCAGCCGCGCCGATCGGTCGTTCCGTCCGGGATGACATCGTCAGCCTCCGCCCGGCGATCGGTGAACAGGGAAAGGATCACCGCCGTTTGCAGCCCCTCGTCTTCAACCAGTCCCAGCGAGTCCACAGCGTAGTCGGCGCCCTGATCGAAGCCCAAGAAAAACGTTTTAATGTCTGCCATTACATCTGCTGATCAGGTTGATTGGTCGAGCCATTGGTCGGGTTGTTTTCGTGGTGGGTATGAGCGTTGAATACCGTCCGCATGCCGGCCATGGACTTGGGCAGCGTGGCATTGCTATCAGTGATGTTGCCCTGGGCGACGATGCTGCCGCCCACGTGCAAATCCAGCGTAGTTTCAACCAGGGGCGCATCAAGCAGGATATGCGTGGAGTGGACCACGATGCCAGTGCGGGTCAGGTGCACCTTCTGGCCCAGATCGTCGTAGAGCGCGACCTCGCCAGATGCCAGGCCGAGCAGCCGATAGCGCCGATCCTCGACCGCGATCACGATGCCGTGGTCGTGGTTGCCGGCGACAGCGACCATTACACCCTCGGCGCCAGGCAGCGGCACCGAGGTAAAACCCCATTGCTGGAAGCGTTCGACGTCGTCGCGCACCTCGCCATTGAGCGCGGTGACCTGCAGCCCCTGGATGGTCAGGCCATCGGATACCACATTGAGCACGGCGCGCGAGACCATCAGCATCACCCGGCGGTGGATCGGCGCCATCAGGCGCTGCATAGTGGCGATCATTGCCAGTCGTCGCCGTGGGCCGTGGTCGAGATATTGGCGCTGTAGCCGGCGCCGGTGTTGGCGCGCAGCCACGCCTTGCTGTCGCCGCGCACCCTGACCGCCGCGCCCTCGCGCTTCTTGGCGGAAATGGCGCGATCCAGGCGCGTACCCTTGATTCCGGCCAGCAGGCCGAACGCCTCCGGCCGTACCAGCTCCAGCTCGGCCGTGGTGCCGTTGCCGTCCAGGCGATAGGTGACGCCAGCGATCAGAAGGTCGAGATCCGCGTACAGGCTGGGCGAGGCCAGATGCACGATGCGGTTTGGCTGCCACAGGCCGGCCGCATGCGACCAGCCCTGGACCGTGACGGTGGCCCGGTTGGAGCGGCCCAGACGCACGTTGCGCTCCCATTCCGCCCGCGCCGTGAACGAGGCGATGTGGCCCTGATCCTCGGCCAGCACCACGATAGGTCGATAGCGGGTGATCGTTGTATCGTCGGCCGTGCCAGAGGCCTGCCCGGCCGTGCGCGACTGGCCCTTGACCACGTAATGGCGGAACCGTTCCTTCGCGTCAAATTTGCCGTGGCCCTTCTTGATGTTGACGCCCTCGACCAGGTCCGTAGCGACCCGGGTCGAGTCGGCCCGGCCGATGACCAGGTTGCCCAGGCCATCCGACATCAGCAGCACGGCACGCATGCGGGCAGCGCGATCGAGCGTCTCAAAGGCCCGCTCACCTTCCTGGATGTTAAAGCTGGGCAACGCCGTGCCGACATCGGCCTTGACGATGACCTGGATGCCGAACGGCGCGCAGATATCACGGGCGATCTGATCGAGCTTTCTGCCCTTCCACTGTCCAGTCTTGAAGATGGCCGAGCAGTCGACTAGGTCGGCTGTCTTGTCCCGGCCGGCAAGCGCCAGGCTATGCGTGGTGGCATCGAATTCCGGCTCGGTCTCGTCGATGTAGCCGGTGATGACGGTCTGGCTGCCGATCAGCACCTCGCAGGACTGGCCGCGACGCACCGGGCTGGCCGACAACTGGCCCGGCCAGCGCTCGCTGGCCTGGATACGGAAGGTTCCGGCGATCTGCTCGATGCTGCGCTTGATCTCGATACTCTGCCAGCCGCCATAGACGGCGCCGGCGACCTTGAGCGTGGCCAGATCAGACACTCAGCACCTCCAGCGCCACGCCGCCCGGCACGAACAATGGATTGGCCACGTGGTTGCGGGCCACGATATCCTCGGCCCGATCAGCCGCGCCGTACAGCCGATGCGCCAGCACCACGGCAGGTAATGCCCGCCCGGCGGTAAACGTGGTCAGCGGCGACAAGGTCGCGCCCCGTGCGCTGATGTCGCGGATCACCGCCACGCGCAGATCGGCCAGCGCTTGGTAGAGATCATCGGAGACTTCGGTGGTCGGTGCCCAGGTGCCGGGCGCCGGCGCCGGCACGATGCCGGCCGCCACGCCGACCATCTCGTCGTCGAGTCGCGTGGAGAGGTCCTCCCTGACCGCCATCGCCTCGTTGTAGCTGGCAAAGGTCACCTGGCTGCTGGCCCGGGCGGCCTCGATCAGGGCCGAGCGCCGCACCAGGTTGGTGATTGCAGCCTGATTGGTCGTGTTCTGTGCCTGGGACGGGGTGATCGGCGCCACGTAGGCCGGCGCCGCGCCGGCGCTGTTCGAGCCAAAGCCGACCAGGTTGCCCAGGATCGACAGCGCATCCGATGCATTCGTGGCGAAGCTGCCCAGGGCAGAGATCGAATTCAGCATGCCAGTGGCCAGCAGGGCCGGGTTCTGGATCAGCGCATTCAGCGATCCGAGGTTACGCGATAGATCGAGCGCCAGCTCGGCCAGGTTGGCCGGGTCCATCGGCAGGCGTTGACTCAACCCGGACAGGGTCGACAACGCCTTCGCGCCCAGGGCCTGGGCCGCCTGCCCGACATAGTCCGGGAAACCGACCGTCTTGAACTGGTTGGCGAAATCGTTGGCCAGCACCGTCTTGGCCGCGTCGGCCTTGCTCGCCACCAGCGACGGCGTATCGGCCGTCACGGTCGGGTTCTGGTTGTCTCCGGCCTCGGTGAACACCATCGAGAAGCGCGCCATGCCGCCCTCGTCGGCCGACTCGGTCACCGTGGCCGGTAAAATCAGTGCGACCGTCAGGGTGCCGCGATAGGGGTGCACCAGGGTGCCGGAGCCGGGTTGCTCCAGGGCGGCCAGCAACGCATCGCGCGCGGCCATGTAGTTCGGGCCGATGACATAGCCCTCGATCGTGAAGCTGCGCGCCTTGCGGCCCAGGTCCTCGGCATAGGGCAGATCGCGCTGCGGGTATTCGTGCAGCGCCATGCGCCGTCCGGCTTGGCTGCTGGTCGTGCGGGTATAGAACGGCACGCCCCTGAACGACGCCTGCTGCAACTGGTCGCGCCAGGTCATGGGGTCACCATGGTGTGGCCGGCGTAGGCGTTGAATTTCATTCCGGGGGCGGACGAGTTAACGCCAGTCACCGAGGCGCGGCCATCCTGGTCGATCTTGATGTGGATGGTGCCGTTGAGCTGCTGGTTGTACTTGCGCTCGGCGTCCAGGGCGGCCTTGGCGTCGGCATTGCCGAAGAAGGCCAGCAACTTGGCGGTTTGTCGGCCGCTATCCATGTGCTGCTTGTCAGAACTGTGGTTGTACAGAAAACTGCCGAACATGTCGCCGATCGCCTGACCCGTCTCCCAGGCGGCATATAGGCCTATGGCCTTGCTGGCCAGGCTGCCGATCTTGGCCAGTCTACTGGCGCCCTTGCCTGCGCTATTCCCAGCGCCGGGAAGTTCGGGCGTTCCCCCCATCATGTTGTCCGGCAGACTCATTCGGCCATTGACCACATAGACCGGCAGCGGCAGCTTCATTCCTCCCAGCAGGCCGCCGGCGGCGCCGGCTGCGCCCTTGGTGCCGCCCAGCACTGAACGCGCACGGGCCAGGGTACCGATGGCAAGCGCCACGCCGCCAATGGCCACGGCTGATGCACCCAAGCCGATCGCCACGGTGCCGATCACTTTGGCCAGGGTCTTGTGCTCTTCGACGAAACGCTGCAGCGGACCACCCGTGATCTCGTTGAGCTTGTTGATATAGGGTTCGAGCGATTGCACAGCCGGCCCAGCGAAGGCCGCCATCAGGTTGGTGACCGTGCCGGTAAAGGCCTCCCAGGTATTCTTGGCCGACTTGGTGACCGTATCGATCCGCTGCATCAGATCCGCTTGCTTGTCCATCAGCGCCAGTTGGTGCTGCAGCCCCTCCGAGCCCATCTTGATAGCCACGCCCGCCACGCGGCCCCCTTCCATGCCGAACAGCCGGTTAGTGACAAACAGCCGCTCCTGCTCGGATAGGACACGCAGCTTCTGCAACTGGCCGACCATGTTCTCGATGCCCATGAACTTGCCGGCTTTATCGAAGAACTGCATCTGGATGCCGTATTTGGCCAGCTCGCTGTTGACTTCCTTGATCGGCTTGCTGGTCCGGGTCAGCTTGTTTTCCAGCTGGCCGATCTGGTTCAGCATCTGCGCAAAGTTGGTGCCGAATATCGAACCATCCATGCTTTGCTGCCGGGCATAGCCCTGAAAGGCCAGCATCAACTTGGCATTCGCGGTGCCGGTCAGATGCAGCGAATTGAGCGATGCGCCCATGTACTGAGCGGCATATTTGATCTCTTCCGGGGTGAGACCGAAGGCGAATTTGGCCTTCTGGGTCAGGTCGGCCATCTTGACCAGCTCATCCTGAGTCAAGCCGTAGGCCTCACGGAATTTGGCCACCATCTCGGCCGCATCGCTGGCGTTCATCTTCAGGATGACCGATAAGTAGGACGCCGATTTCAGACCGCCGCCAATCACCGCATTGATGGCGGTACCGTTTTCCAGCAGCGCCGTGGCGGCATTGGTGAAATCGGCCGTGGTACCGGGCAACAGGTTGCCCAGCTCGACGGCCTGCTTGTTGATCTCGGCGAACTGGGGCGGGACGCGGCCCAGGTTGTCCATCATCGCCACGCGCAGGTTGGTCGAGGCATCATCCAGGTCGGCAAAAGCCTCGATCGGCTTGCGCATCGCGCCCATCAGGATCAGGCCATTGGCGATTGACTGACGGCCGAAATGCTCGGCTTTCTGGGCGAGCTGGTCGAACTTGTTGCCAAGCTGATCCAGGCCGCCCTGAACGCCACGAAGCCCTCCGGTCATCTGGTCGGAGAGCTTCAGCAGGACGCCAATTTCGAGCATGTTCATGGTGCGATGTTCACCTGGTCATGTATCCGATCGGCCTGGCCATGCCAGAAGGTGAGGTCTTCGATGGTCATGGCCAGCAGCTCGGAGGGCGGGAATTTAAAAACGTAGGCGATATCGCCTAGAAGGTCTGGCCAGCATTCGGGCCACGCAGCAAAAAACCGCCGACGACCCCCAGCACGGCCGGAATGTCATCGACGCCATCGATCTGGTCGATCACCGAATCAGGCAGGTCGGTCAGGATCGCGGCGAACTGCAGCATCAGGTCGTAGTTGCTCTCGGCCGGGCGAACCTTGCGAAAGTCGGCGCCGGTCGGGCGACGAAACTCCAGCACCGAGATCGTCTCGTCGCCGAATTTGACCGGATGCTGCAGGGATACTGACTTGTAGGATTCACTCATGGTTTACGCCTCCTCACAGGTCAGGCCTTCGAAGCGCACGGAGACTTCGCCCTTGGACAACTCCAGGGACTTGGCCAGCCACGCGCTGCGCAGGGAATAGGTTTTGCCGGTGTCGGTCTGGAACATCACCGACTCGTTGGTGAAGGCCTGCAGCGCGGCCAGGCTGGTGTCGCCCTTGTGGCTGATGGTGCATTCCACATAGGGGATTTCGGTCTTCTCGGTGTAGCCGTGGACGCCGGTATCGCCGGCCACGCCAGCGCGGCTGATGCCGCCGAAATCCAGCTTGGCGCCTTCCTTGCTGGCCAGGCGGGTGCCGCTGACGGTGATGAAGACCCGGCCGGTGACTTGATTGGGGTTTGCCATTGTTCTCTCCTGTTACAGGCGGAATTGAACCGAGGCCGCAAAGACCTGGAACTGGTTGATGAGGTTAGGCGGGATCACCGCATTGATCCGGTTGACGTCGGCCGTGGAGCGCACCACCAGCAGGTCCTGTTTGAACTGGTCCAGGTTCTCGACCAGGCCGGCATATTCCAGCTCGCGGAACAGGCAGATCAGCTCGCCCCGGATGATGCTGGGGGTGACGATGGCCTGTCCGGGCGCGAAGTTGGTGCCGTCGTCAGCCAGCTTCATGCGCGGGAAACGGAGTGCCATGCGGGCGCGGACGGCATAGCGGATATAGTCCACCGTCCACTTGGTGTTCAGGTCCAGGTAGCTCACGTCGGGAATGCCGGTCGCATTGGTCTGGTAGGTGGTGATCACCCGCTCGATCTGCACGGAGCCGCCATCGTTGACGGTGTAGGTGGAGATGCCGTCGCGCAGCAGCACATCCCGATCCTCGCGCCGGAACCGGCTCTTGATCGGGGGCGGCTGGATGCCGGGCAGCAGCAGGGTCGTGAACGGACGAGCCGGATCGATGGCACCGTTGAATTCGACCACCGCACCCCAGCTGGCGGCGCAGACCCACGGGGCGGTCGGCAGGTCATAGATGCCCAGGATCGACGAGTGCGGCGAGTTGCGCGCCGTGCCATAGGTAGTGAGGTTGGCCAGGGTGTTTTTGACGCAGCCGAAGACATGGCCGGTCTTCTGCTTCATCGGGCCCCACAGGGTATCCAGATACGACTCGACCGCCGCCATGTTGGCGGCATCGGTCCAGGGCGTGATGATGGTGTAGTACTGATCGCCGCCCAGGGCCGTCAGGGCGGCCGTGACATCGGGGTTGCCGGTGCCGTTGGCCAGCGCGACGATCGCCGCGGTCAGGCCGGCCGGCGTGGCGTCGCCATCGTAGTAGTTGAGGCGGACATCGATGTCATTGCCACACAAGCCCTTGTGGCGCGCGGTCAGGGTCACCACACCGAGGGCCGAGGTCGCCGTCACCGGCAGCGCGGGAATAGCGTTGATCGCCGCAACGATATTGGTGGCCGTCGTGGCATTGGCCTCTGCGACCGCCACGCCGACCGGTACCTTGACCCCTGCGACGTACAGATTGAGCGTGCCGGCCAGCGTCGGGCTGCCGGTGATGGTCAGGGTGCCGGTCGCGGCCACGCCGGCCACCAGGTCATCCAGGGCCATGGCCCACATGTCGGTATACGGGTTCGCCGCTTTCGCGGCCGAGATCATCTGCGCCAGCTGGGAGCCGTTGCCGAAATACCCGGCTCCCGAAACGGAATCGAAGATGTGGGTCGGCGTGGCGGCCGGCACCGAGCCGGTGGCCAGGCGCTGGCCCAGGACCAGGATCTTGCGCACCTGGCCGGGCAGCCCGGTCAGGGCCTTGCTGTTGTCAATCTCGATGTACTGGCCGGGGGTGCGGATATCGACCGGGATCGCGTTGAATGAGACGTTATCGGGCATGGCTTACTCCTGGTTGACCTTCGAGGGCTTGGCGGGCGGCGTCGGCTCCACGATCAGCACGTCGCCTTCCGCGATGCGCCGGCGCCAGTACATGGTCAGTTCAATCTCCTCGCCCTCCTGGGCCAGGTAGCGGTTGGCCTCGGGGAGGCGCACCTTCAGGTCGGGCTGGGCGGGCTTGAGTACTTTGCGATCTGCCATCGTTGTCTCCTATCAGGGCAGGGTGATTTGATCCTGGGCATCGGGCTGCCCATGGATGTAATTGGCTTGCGACCACTCGGCCTGGACGGCCGGGATCTGCAACGGGGCAATATCGATGTCGTCATGGAAGGTGAGGAAGGCATCCAGGGCGGCTTCGTCGATTGGCGCCGGCGGCTCGACCGCGGTGCCGTCGATCTGCAGCAACGCGCCCCACAGGCCGTTTTGGAACAGAACGTCGTCGTCGATCATGGCCGCGCTGCGGAAATGCCAGGCGCATGAGCCGGAGAAGTTCCACAACACGGAAATCAGGGCATCGATCATGTCATAGACGCCGATGGTCTTGCTGTCGCCTTGCCGGGCGGCGACCTGGCCGGCGGCATTCTTGGCCAGCACGGCGATGCCGAAACGCGGCAGCAGCAGCCCCTCCGGGGTAGCGCCGAACGCGCCCGGCGCCACGTAGACGGCCGGTACATCGGTCAGGAAGCGTGACACCAGCGCCTTGCCGTCCAGCTTGGGCAGGCTGTCGACCGAGCGCACCTTGCGGCCCAGGGGCGACGCCTTGATCGCGGCGATCAGCTCGTTTTCGAGATCAGCCAGCATGGAGGGCTCGCAGGAATTGGGCGTGGACGATCCGGGTCAGCTCAACTTCGTCGGCCTCGTTGACGCCCAGGTAGGGCCGGGCCGGCATCGTGACCTTTCGGGCTTTGACCCAGGCGCCGGTAGCCAGTTTGAAGCGCAGGCTACCGCCGGCCTTGGGCTTGATCTCACCGCCCAGCTGGTGGATGCGGCCATAGATCATGTTGGTACCCCAGGCGGCCCAGTCGCGGCCTGAATCGCTGGTGATCGATTTGCCGAGGTGGCCGGACTGGGTCAGCGTCTTGCCGCCGGTGAGCCGGGCGCGCAGGCTTTTCTTCCAGGGCGTGCCGTCGGGCGCGATCTGGGTTTCGAACCGTTCACGGGTCGAGGCCTCGCCGTATCGGGCCAGGGCGTGCATGACCGGCGCCGGATCCTGGCCCAGGTCGATCAGGCCAGTGATGGCCGAGCGGACGGCGGCCGCGTCGTAGTCGATCCTGATCTGGATGCCGCCGTCGCTCATCAGAAGAACTCCAGGGCGTCGGAACCGAACAGCGGCGTGCCCGGATTGGTGGCAATCGTGCCGGTCGGCGGCGTGCCGGCGGAGGCATTGGTCGGGCCGATGCTGACCTTGCCGTCGCGCAGGCTCTTGAGGAAATCCATGCCCGCCTCGTAGCGTGTTTTCACGACCTCGGTGACGTTGTCGTCGTAGAGGAAATAGCGCGCCAGGTTGCACTCGGTCAGCGCGATCACATCGGGCGGGCTGGCCAGGGGCACGTCGTAGCGCCCCTGGAGATAGCCGTTGATGGTGTCGTAGGCATCCTGCAGCGCCAGCTGCGCCACCGCCAGGGCCGCCGCCGTTGCCGCCTGCTCCTGGGCGGTATAGGCCGTCATATCGCCACCCGCCGCCAGCAGGGCCAGCAGATTGCCGGTCACCAGGCGCGGTATCGAACGATCGGTGCGCTGGGCGATTTCCTCGGCGTCGAAACGCTCCAGGAGGGTGGCAGGCGTGGCGTAGGTCATGGCCGGGCGTTATTCCGAGGCGACAGGCGCTACCGGGTCGGCAGCAGGCACTGATACGGGAGGTAAAGCCTGCAGCGCCGTCCAGGCATCGTTGCGCTCGGCAGCGCTGATCGGCCAACCGGTAACGGCGACGATAGCGTCGGCGGAGGGCTTGCCGTCTTTCAGCCAGAGATCCAGGTTGGCCGGGTCGAGGTTGCCGATCGCGGCCCGGATCGCCGCCAAGCGTTCGGCGGGATCGGTCGGTACCACGGGCGCATTGGATGGTTTGGCATGACCGAGGCCGATCATCTCGGCCAGTTTTTCGGCCTCCTCCTCGATAACTTCGCCGATCTTGTAGAGCACGCCGTCGTGCTTGAAGGGGGACAGTACGTCGAATTTCATCTGGGTTCTCCTGGTGAACCAGGCCGGCGAACCGGCCTGGCATCGTCTATTTCACGTGGACCGGTTATGCCGGGGTCTGGATCAGATAACCCGAGGTGATGCCGGACAGGACCGGCACGCGCTCGTAGTTGACCGGGTAGATCCACGACTTGGTGTTGTTGTCGAAGTAGGTCGGCTCGACCATGGGGTTGCCTTCCATGGTGTAGGTGTAGCCAAAGGATGGCTCTTCCATGCCGGACGGTGCGTTGGGCACGTAGGCCAGCAGGGCGTTGTTGCCCCAGATGTCGGTGCTGACGTTGTTGTCGTCGAAGGTGATCGCCTTGCCGATGACCACCTTATCCACGTTGAACAGGCCGGCCAGCATGGCGGGGGTGATCTGGGTGGCATCGACGTTGACCGAGCCGTTGTATTGGAAACGGGCGATCACGCTGGGATTGTTCTTGCAGGCGTTGAAGGCCTTGGCCGACAGGACCAGGGTGTTAGGGTAGATGCCCACGCTGCTGCGGATCGCCTCGCGGCCGGTGTCGATATCGGTCATCGGCGCGCCGGTCGAGGTCGACCACTTGCTGGCGCCGGACAGGGCAACCGTGTGGTTGACATCGTAGTTGGTGGAGGTCAGGGCCAGCTGGGCCTGATCCCATTCCAGCTTCAGCTTCAACGCCTTCATGGTCATGTTGATGGCGCGGGAACCCAGATCGATACCAGGAACGCGGGCGGCATCGCGCAGGTATTCGCGGGGCACCTGGCCTTCCAGGCTGTCCTGCAGCAACGCGAAGTGCTTGCCCAGGTAGCCATACTGAATGCGCTTGGTCGAGCCGCCCGGGGCGCGGCGGGCGTTGTAGAGCTTGAATGCCTCGCGGCCGAACTCGATGATCTGGCCGCCGGAGACCTGGACCGGCACGGGTGGGAACAGGCTGGCGCCGATCAGCTCGGAGTTCTGGTAGCCCTGGGCGACGTTGGTCAGGATCGGATCGATGACCCGGGTCTGGGAGCCGGAGAGCACGGAGCCCACGGCGAGGAACATCAGGTGGTCATGACTGATCAGGCCGAAGTGGGCCAGCATCAGCGATACCGCCGATGCGAAGAGCATCAACAGGCCAACGTGGTTCTGGGTAATGTATTTCATGGGTTTCTCCTGGTACGCCTGGTTACAGGCAGAGTTTCACTTCGATAAACGAACCTGCAGCAGCAGCCGCTTCGAGGGCGTAGCCGACCACGGCCTGGGCTGCATAGCCGCCCGTGATGTCGCCGGAGCCGTTGGCGGCGGCGGAGGTCACGGCCGTTGCGCCGGCTGCGATGGCCAGCTGGGTCGCCGGGATGACCCGGCCCTGGTTGTCCATCTGCAAGGGCTGGCCGACGGTAATGGCCGCGCCGGCCTCGCAGGTCGCGGTGCCGAGGGTGACCGCCTCGAACAGCTCGCCGATGGCGGCAGGCCGCTTGGCGATGGCCGAAGGCAGCGCGCCCTGGGTAGCGATCTGGACGCCGGCGAAGTCGACGCCCCGATAGGCCGTCACCGCCGCCGTGGCGACGAAGCTGAGGTTGAGGATGTCGCGTGCTTGCTGACTCATGGTGTTGCCTCCTTATTGACCGCCGACGGCCTTGACCGCCGTGACGTAATCGACCTTGTGGGCCTCCTGGTAAGCCACGGCCTTCTGGTGGATTTCCAGATTGGCGGTGTCGACGGAATAACCGGGTGCGGCCGAGAATTCGACGGTATTGGCGCCGCTCTTGTCGCCGCCGATCTCGCTGAATTCGACCTGTTTGGCGTTGGCCGAGAGCAGGCCCTTGACCGCATCGAGCAGCGGCTTCCGGCCGTCGCCCTCGCCGAACTCGACCACCGTCTCCTGGTTGGCCACGAAGTCCAGCATGGCCACGGCCACGTCGCGCTGGGCCGGTACCAGCCGGCCTTCCTTGACCAGTCCTTCGGCAAAGTCGGTATGGGCGCTATGCCGGGCGGCGCGGTCGCGGGCAGCGGCCTCGTCCTTCAAGCGTTTGTTCTCGGCTTCGAGCGCGTCGAGCCGAGCCTTGTCTTCAGCAGACATGACATCTCCTTTTTCGGTGAAATCAGCAGGTGAAGCGCCTGCCGTCGCGTTGCTCGGTTCGGCGAAGCCCGGCGCAGCTGCCGATTCGTCGTCGTTGTCTTCCTGGCGGGCTGCATCTTCAAGCGTCGCCACGTTGTAATCGGGAATGACCTTGTCGGCTTCATCGAGACCGAACCGGCCGATGATCCAGTCGCGCATCCGGCGCCACATGCCGGCGTTGACCATGTCGTCGTAATCGCCGAACTCGACCACGCCCTGTTCGTTATCGGCGAACTCGGGCGCACGCAGGCCCTTGACGGCCGGCGGCTGGGCGCCGAGGAATCCGACATGGCGCAGGTAGTAGACGCCGGGGACCGGATTCTGCGGGGAATCGGGGGTGTAGAAGCTGGCGGAGATTTTCTTGTAGCGGCCGAACCTCAACATCTCGGCGAATTGGTCGTCGACCTGGTGAGGTTCGGCCTCGAGACCGTCGGCATAGGCCAAGGACTTGACCCAGCCGTAGGCCGGACCGTCGTGACGGGGATGCCCCACCACCAGCGGGGCCTCATGCTTGGCCGGATCGTAGGCGGCGGCCGAGGCTTGCAGGTCGGATTCGCTGAACGCCAGCTCGACGCCGCTCATGGCGGTGTGCGTGCCGGGCTTGAAGATCTGGATGGGCTGGGTCGTGTTCATGCCGCCAGTTTCCCGGCGGCGGGGGATGGGGTCGGCTAAAACGTTTTAGCTTTTATCCCGGGGTAGAATCCGGGTGCCGACCAATCCAGATTACCACCCCCAAACCGGGGCCGATAACCTGAAAACTACATTTTCGATCTGATCACGTGATCGCGCAGGCCCCTACGAGGCGATTTAACGCTAGGTTAACGCGGGTAACAGCCCAAGGGTGATACATCCACCGCCTACGACACCCTATCACGCCTTGTAGGACCTTAAAACGGCTCGGCGAATTTTCCGCCTTCCGGCTATACTTACATCAGCGGGTGAGCTGTGGAAATTTCGGAGTCCACAGGCTTGGGCTCAACGAGCCGATGGATGGAGGGACGTCCGGCCTCCCACCCGCTACTTCAGTTGGCCTCTCACCACGATATATTTCCCGCCCTTGACACCGCCCAGCAGATCGTCAACTGGAAGCTTGAATGCTGATCGGGTCATATTGACCAGGGTTTTCGGTTTTCTGGTCACGAAGTCGGGCTGCACCACCACCTTGATCTTGCGCGGATCGGTCTGGCTGGCTGAGACATAAAGCAGGTTCCCGGTTTCGGTATCGTACAGCACAGCCTGCAGCGCCTGGTCGAGGCTATCCGGCAGCGCCGCCCATTCCTCGGGCGTGAGTGCATCGCCATCCATCTGGTGCCGGATCGCCTTGCGGCCGACGATCAACTTGTCGGGGATGGCGATCTCGGCAGATTGCACAGCCCGACCCTTATCGGCTAGAAAGCGCACGTCGGCCAGCGCCATGAACCCGGCCACCTGCCAGGTATTGCGCGCTACTCCTTGCTGGCCGACCTGGCTGGCCCAGGCGGCGAAGTCTTCCTTGATACCTGGGCGCAACGCGGTATTCTCCGACCAGAATGCGGCCCCCAGATCGGCCGGGGCCGAGATCACCTTGTCGGTAATGAATTTGGGTAGGGTGGCCAATCTCTTGCCTGGCGGATAGTGAAACGCGGGATCGACCCCGTCCGGGATCTGCTGGACCTCGCCGGTGCGCTTATTGATGTAGGTGTAGTCGGGCACCACGGGCGCGGCACTGATCTTGCGGCCGGCCCGGCTGAGCATACCCTCGGTCTGGGGGATGACCCGGCACTTGCAGCCCCAATCCTTGATCGGCAGGTGCGCCTGCCAGAACGGATCGTCGACCGGCAGCACCATGCCGGTCCAGGAAAGGTGCAGATGGCGCGGGTGGGCAGAATGCCCGCCGGAGTACATCAGGTAAGGAAAGGTGTCCTTACTGTCCTGGATGCGCTGCCACTGGCCTTCGGTGTGGGCGGTGCGCAGGTTGGTGTCGTAGATGGTCTTTATCCGGCGCGGGCTGCCGAGCTGGACCGCCTTGACCTCGCCAGTCAGCGGGTCCTGCATCGGCTGCACGCCCCACCAACCCTTCTGCTGCAGGATCGGGGTCAGGTTCTTGCGGAACTGCTCGAACGGCACGCCATCGGCGATCGCCTTGTCGACCTCGCCCCGGATGTCCTTGAGGATGTCCAGGTTCATGGCCTTGGCCACTGTGAAGGCCGCCTGGTGTTCCTCTTGCCAGACGTCCCGATAGTCGAAGCCGACCTGGTAGCCCTTCTGGCGGAAGTACTCCACCGCCTCCTTGGGCGGCAGCGGCGTCAACTCAATCGGCATGATGGCGTCGGATCATCGTGGCTTTACGGCGCATCCAGGGCTTCAACAGGATGCGGTGCGCCTGGCCCAGCTGGAAGCCCCATTTGCGCAATAGCTTCGCGGCCGACCGGATAGAGATGTTTCTGAGCCGGATGGCGTTATTCACAATCTCGGCCAGCACCTCGTTTTGTCTGCGCTCTTTCATTGGGGGTCGGAGTTGATGCGGCCCCAGACATTGGCGGCGAACTGGCCCTGGGCGAGCAGTTCGACCAGCGCCGCCGAATCCATCTCGCCGATCATCTCGGGCAGCAGGCGATTGAACTCCTCGTAACTCTCGCACTTGGCGGCCAACTCCAGGATGGGCTGGACCACCGGGTGGGTGACTTTCTCCCAGTCGCTGGCCAGGTCATCGGCGAGCAGACTCAGCTCGTCTTGCTCGGCTGCCGCTTCGGCGAATTCCGGCGCCTTGGCTTGCGGCGCCGTCGGCGCCACCGGCTGGGGTGCGCCGATATCGGTCCACTCGCCGCCGTATTTGGTCTCGATGTACTTCAAGGTGGGCCGGTAACCCATCTGGTACAGCGACAGGTCGCGCTCCGATTCGGCCTTGAGGTCTTCCGGCTCCTCGATGACGCGGCGGATCAGCGGCACTTCGGCGCCGTGGAAGTTCCACTCGGTGAGCCAGGTGGCCACGGTCTTACGGAAGCTGTCGCAAATCAGGTCGGCATCGGCCTTGACCAGGTCCTGGCGGACCTGCATCTGGACTTCGGCCTTATTGTGGCCGCCCGCTGCCTCGCTGGTCATCATCTGGCCCAGCACCACCTTGCTGATGGCCTGGTTCATTCGGTCATGGAGGACCACATAGTCGGCGGTACCGGAGCGCGCCGCCTCCAGCAGCTCGATGGCCATGCCCTCGGGCACGGCGATTCCGGTATCGGTGTTGATGGCCTGCAGCGCACTCAGCAGATTGCTGATGTCGGCCTGCTGCGACCCGCGCGGGTAGGTGCCCATAGCGGTCGGCTGGGCGAACTTGTCCAGGAACTTGAGCCAGAGCTTGATCCCGTTCTTTTTAAAGAACACCGGCCAGTACAGCCAGTGGGCGAGGCCCAGGCCATAGGGTTCGTCGTCGTTGTCGGCGCCGCAGGCAAAGGCCCAGAACTTCTTGGGCGGCATGACTTCGCCTTGCCACATGTCGGCATAGGTCAGCATGCGCAGGGTCTCGTCCGGCGCGAATCGGAAGCGCCGCGCCTTGCGCACCTTGATCCGGTCCAGGGCGATGTATTTCCCGTCGGTGGCCCACAGGCACTCGGCGACCGAATAGCCGAGAAAGACGCCCATCAGCATCTTCTCGGTCAGGTTGTCGAAGCCGATCCGGTTCAGCGTCTCGCTGATGAAATCGGCCGCGGCCTTGTCGATGGCCCGCTTGCCGCCCGGCACCACCTCCCAGGGCTCGGAGATCACCGCCAGCCGGCGCTGCTGGAACGTGCTCATCACCTGATCGTCGCGCAGCACCTCCTCGTACATACGCAGGTCGCCGCCCACGGTGCGCAGCACCGTATCCTGGGAGATGAGCAGCGGCCCCAGGTAGCCGCGCGTGATATCGCGGCCGTCCAGGGTGGTGGCGATCTCACCCAGATCCGGGCGGACCTTGGGGTTGTCGTTCGGGTCTGCCATGTCAGTATCCTCTGTAGTTCATGCCGGCGCCGATCGCCTCGAATTCGAACTCGGCCACGTCGGAGATGCGGGTCTCGCCGACGGCGTGGTATTCCATCGGCACCGGGTCCAGCTCGGTCACGGCATGCACCGCCAGCGCGCCGGCAATCGCGCTGTCGCCGTGGCGATCGTTGCCATCGGAGCCGCGCACCCGGGCGCTGTCCGGCACCTTGGCGATGCCCTTTTCCATCTTCACCGCGCGCAGGTCGGCCAGCACGTCGGCGTCGCGCGGCACGGTGAGGGTCTTGTCCTCGAACGCGGACTTGAAGCGCGGCATGTTGGCCCGGTACCACTCGACCGACAGCATCACCTGGGCGATGCGCGTCGCGCCATAACGCTGCATGGCCACCTCGGCCAGATACTGGCCATTGCCCCGGGCGTCCATGGCCCCGGCCATGAAGCGCGGCAGGCGGTCGACCAGGTAGAACAGGATCTGCTTCTGCTGCTCGAACGGGATGTTGCGCAGCTCGACCAGGAACGGGGTCTCCATCACCAGCATGCGGCTCTGGGCCAGCGGCCAGATCACGGTCAAGTCGCCGCTGCGGGCGAAGTCCTCGCCGAAGTAGTGGTCGAGGTTCGGGTTTAACGCGGTCAGCAGCGGTTTTAACGTCTCGTCGCACCAGTCGCGGATGTCCGCCTGGCGGATATGCTCGGGCTGCACGGCAAACTCGGTCGGGCGCTTCAGGCGCACTACCGGGATGCCGGCCTGCATCACCGATTCGATCAAGGGCCGCGGTAGGTAAGTGCCGCTGCCGGCGCTGGGGATGACGTCCAGTTCCTCGCTCGCATGGTCGCCGTAGGCGGCATACATCTTGCCGACCCAGTCCACCTCGTCGTCGGGCGACCAGGCGCGGTCGGTCGCCATGCAGATGCGCTGATAGAGGCCTTCCCGGATCGCCGCCATGAACTCGATGCGGTGCAGGCTGTAGGGCTTTTTAAGGGCGCGGCAGTCCTGGACCAGCTCGTTGAACGGGTTCATGTCGCCGTTGTGGGTCGAGATGATGCGCACCTTGCCGCCCCACATCAACAGCGCCATGGCGGCCTTGATCAGACCGTCCAGGTCATCGTGGAAGGCCGCTTCGTCGATCACCACGATACCCTGTTTGCCGCGCAGGTTCGACGGCCGGCTGGACAGCGCCGTGACCCGGAAGCCGGAGGCGAACTTGATGACGAAGGTCAGGATGTCCTTGTCCTCGTCGCGGATGACCTCTTCCTGCATCTCGCCGGCGGCGAGCTGGTAATGCTTGGCCCAGAACGCCACGTCGCGGATGAATTCCTTGGCCATGTCCTGGTTGTAGCCGATGTACCAGCAGTCATCCCCGCCCGCCTCGCGGCTGGACGAGCCGGTCAGCGCGCAATCGGCGGCCTCGGCCCAGGACAGGCCGACCCGGCGCGACTTCTCGCAGACCTTGACCTGCGCCTTGTCGGCAAGCCAGCGCTGCTGGTAGGGCAGCAGGACGGCGAGCGGTGCCTGATCAGGCATGGGCAATCCCGAGGATTTCCCGGCGGATGGTGGCGGCGGCATCGGCGCTCAGGCCGGCCTGCTTGACCACCTGCTCGACCTGGTCGGCGGCGGCCTGGGCCTTGGCCCGGACCTCGTTGCGGAACTTGCGGATCTGGGTCGACACGCTGCCCAGCTCGCCGGCGATCTTGCCCAGAGTGCCGAAGCTGACGTTGGGGTCGCCCTCCATCTTGATCAGCATTTCGAAGGCTTTTTGCTGGACCAGGCGGATCAGCGCGTCGGACATGGCGTTTTCATCGTCGGGGATGGCTTCGGCCACCGCCTTGGCCTGCTCGCTGGCCATCTTGAGCGCGGTCAGACGGGTCTCGAACTCCTGGCCGTAGCGATGCAGCGCCGACTTGCCGATCTGGTAGCCACGGCTGGACAGTTCCCCGGCCAGGGCTTCGTAGCCGGAGAAATTGCCCTCGATCAGGTTGGCATCGAGCCACGCCTTGACCTCCTTGGGCAGCGTGGTGACCTTCGAGCGGCGGGCCATCTCAACCCCAGTACTTGACAGGGCGGGCGATGCCGGGATCGCACTCGACCGTGTATTCAGCCACGTCGGTGCCGTAGCGGGTCAGATCGGCGTGCCAGCGGCCGATGGGCAGCTTTTCCAGGCGGACCAGTTCGCGGTCGGAGAGATAATCGAGCTGGCGGCGCAATTCCAGCGGCGTGGCATCCGGGTAAGTGGCCTGGATCACCGACAGGATGACCTCTTCCCAGGCGCCGATCGGGCTGGCGTTGTTCAGCGTCAGCAGTATCTGCCAGCGGATGCTCTCGCGCCGCACCGTTTGCATATCAACCATGTCCTGCTCCCTTGAGTTGCACCACTTCGAGTTTGTTGTACAAGGCATCGAGCTTGGCCTCGATCACCGACTGGCCCCGGATGTAATCCTCCCGGCGCACATACAGCACCGGCATTTCCGCCTTCCAGTTGAGGAAGTCGCGTTCGATGGCCTGGATCTGTTCGGTATTGCGCGTGCTTTGATCGGTGTAGCGATCAATGGTCTCGCGCAGGGCGCTGGCGCCTATTTCGCGCGCCGTATCCTGGGCCTCGAACTTGTCGTCAAGGCGCTTTTCGAGCTGCTTGCCGAGCACCTTGGCGAAACCGAAGATGACGAACATATAGGTGCTCGCCAGGCCGGCCAGGCCGATCAGCAGTTCCCAGAAGTCGATCTGGACGGTCATCGGTTCACCCTTCTTCGATACTCGATATCCGACTGGCAGCTCACGCAGGTCTGTACGCCGGGTATGGCCTGGCGGCGCTTGAGGGGGATGGTCTCGCCGCACTCGCAGACCTCGGCCGAATCGGCGACGGTCTTTCCCGTCAAACCTGCCCGGCGCGCCTGGGCGGTTAACGCGGCATCGCGCTGTTTCTCTTCCAGCTCGGTGGCCTGGTCGAAGATGTCGGTCATGGCCGAACCTCCAGAACGGCCACCTGGCCGAGGGCCGCCACC